ATATTAAACTAGTATTTATCAACATATTGTGTAAAGATATAAAATAGACTAATTTTGTTAATTGGTTAATTTTACCTAATTGAAAAAGAAGGGATACTATATAAAGAAGGAAAGAAAAAACGAAATAGTTTTGAACTTATTCGTTGAAGACTTCAAAGCCTATTTGGATCAATTAGAGACTGTTAAAGGTTGGGTGAGGTTCAGGGTCTACGAACGTGAGAAACCCGCCACAAATGGTCTTACTCACAATATGGAGCATATAATAAGCAACAATACTGAAAATAAATAATACTACACAATTTGCATATGCAAGAGGAAAGCAAGGTTAAAGGTAAGTGGGGCGGAAAGCGACCAAATCAAACAGGTCGACCAAAGAGAATGGACGAACAAGCCATCATTGAGAAACTTACCCCAATGGCTGAAACGGCTTTCAAGGTATTACAACAAAAGATCCTTGAGGGTGATATGGTTGCCATTAAACTATACATGAGCTACTTCCTGGGAATGCCTACCCAAAAAGTGGAAAGCAAAATAGAGGGGCAATTAAACAGCGTTAACGTTGAAGTTGTCCGCCCCGAATTGGTAAAGGAGGAAGTGCTAAGTAATTGATTAACAATGAGTTACAATCTTACTTAACATAATAATAGTTATCAGTAAAATTAAACTATTGATTATCAACAACTTAAGCAAACATACTGACAGACTGACAAGGGTTTTTTTCGGGGGTGCATATACAATGAGGGGGTACATAAGAAATTACTTTTTCGGTAGGGTGGGGGTAAAGCAGAAATTTGATAGTGTACTTTTTGGATGTATGATATTTTATATAACACATATACGATGACCCCCAATTATACCCTACTTTTCAAACTGATAAACTAATACTAAGATTTAATTTTTTCACTAAAAGCTCTGCTTGACGAAATGGACCAAACACTAAAGACTAACAAAGTATTCGAGATACTAACTGATTCGGACAAGAGGATAACGGTGATGCAGGGAGGTTCACGTTGTTTTACTGGTGAAGTTCTTGTACATACGGAAAATGGTCATAAGCCTATAAGAGACATTAACAAAGGTGAACGAGTGTATTGCATTGACAATAATTACAAAGCAGTACTTAGACCCGTTGTTGATAAGTTTATATACAAGGGTGACCAACATAGACATAATGTAGTTACATTTGTATTAAGTGACAATAAAAAAATCACTTGTACTTATGATCATAAACTACTACAAAGAGATGGATATGTTGCAGCATTTGACATTGCCATCGGAATGTTGGGTTGCGGTTCGTGGGACAAACGAGCGTTACCTTATCAGCAACCTTGGTCGACTTGTAACGATGAGGTACAAGAACAAGTCTGGCGTGGATGGGGTGAGAGTTATGAGACCAGCGAAGGATGCCAATGGGTATTTGAGGACAATGATTCTCTTGAACGGGCAATACAGAACTGTGAAGATGCATCGGTTGGTAGCGGAACATTTCATATTGAACGAGAATCAGAAACCTCAAGTAAACCACATCAACAACCAAAGAGACGACAATCGAGCAGTGAATTTGGAGTGGGTGACATTCAGAGAGAATTTGGACCATATGATAGCGCAGGGGAGACAAACTTTCAACAATGGAGAGAAGAATGGGAAGAGTATCCTTACTTCAGATATTGTAAGGTCGATAAGGCAGGAATACAAGCCTTATGTGGTAATGATGAAGGATTTATCGGTGAAGTATGGGGTGAGCAAAGCAACGATAAAAGATATATTGACGGGCAGGAGTTGGGGCAGCGTATCTTAGAAATAAATGACGTAAGTGAAATTTTGTTTCACACTACTGCTGAGAGTGTATATGATATTGAGGTAGAGGAGTTTCATAATTACTTTGTTACTGATAAAAACTATATTTCTCATAACTCTGGCAAAACTTACAACATTCTGATTTGGTTTATTGTAAAGCTACTCCAAGAGAACGGCAAGACATTAACAATCGTAAGACAATCGCTTCCTTCTATCAAGGGTACAGTTTTAAGGGACTTTATCGACATACTTGGTAGACTTGGTATATATTCAGAGGACAACCACAACAAGACTGACCAAATTTATTCTTTGAATGGTAATATAATCGAGTTTGTATCGGCAGATCAACCTCAGAAGATAAGAGGTCGTGCAAGGCAGTATTTATTTTGCAATGAGGCGAACGAATTGACTTATGAGGCTTGGATGCAGTTGATAATGCGTACGGAAGGTAAGATAGTGATAGACTATAACCCATCGGACTTATCGAGCTGGATTTATGACTCTGTGATACCGAGAGATGATGCGGACTTCCACATCACTACGTTCAGAGACAATCCGTTCTTGCCGAAGGAGTTGGTGTTGGAGCTTGAGAGGTTAAAGGATGCAGACCCGAACTATTGGACCATCTACGGATTAGGTGAGAGAGGACTAAGCCAAGACTTGATATACTCACATTGGAAAACAACTGAGCAAATGCCCGAGGAAGGTGAGGTGGTGTATGGATTGGACTTTGGGTTTAATGTGCCAACTGCACTGGTTAAGGTTGTATTCGTTGAGAACATGGCATACTGCCAAGAAATGATATACGAGGCGAAGATGACAACGGAGGATGTGATAGATAGACTGAAGCAGTTGGGGATGACAAACTATGACGAGATTTATTGTGATGCGGCAGAGCCAAAGACGATTGAGGCTATGGTGAGAGCAGGGTTTAATGCTAAACCTGCGAACAAGGATGTGACGGAGGGAATAAGGACAGTAAAAAGCGTACCATTGTTTATTCACCAAGATAGTGTAAATTTGATTAAAGAAATTAAAAACTATCGTTGGAAAACGGACAGAAATGGTAACAAACTTGATGCACCTGTGAAGTTTAACGATCACATTCTCGATGCATTACGTTATGGCATATTTAGTAAATTAACAATCCCAAGTGTGACTTGGGGTGCAATATAAAATAAATGGGGCTATTAGATTTTTTTAAACGAAAGGGTTTAAACCCTAATGAGAATCAAAGCAGTCGTATAGTTGGTATAAATGGAGCAGTGCTGCAAGAATACGAGAATGGGAAGTATGTATATGAAGGATATTTAGGCAATGCCGATGTGTATTCTATTGTTAGCTTCCTTGCAAGGAAAGCAGCATCTATTCCTTGGTATGTATACAAGCTGAACAATACAGAGAAGGGCAGAACGTCATTACAAAAGTACAAGCAATTATCAAGAGGGTTATCGTTCCAAGGTGCATTTGAGAAAGCATTAATAGAAAGAAAGAATGCATACTCAGAAAACATTGTTGAGAACACTGCTCTTGCAAAAATATTAGAAAGACCAAATGAGTACCAAGCACAAGACCAATTCTTCGAAAACTTATTCGGATATCGTTTCATTTCGGGAGAAGGAAACATCTACGGCAACGATGGTAATATCGGTGGTCAGTTCGCTGAGCTTAACGTCTTACCAACCCAGTTCTTGGACATCTACCCTGACAAGAATGACCTTTACGGCTTGGTCGGATATCGCCTAATGGTTGACAAGGGTATAGATATACCTAAATCGAACGTGTGCCAATGGAAAACATGGAATCCAGACTTTAATGCATCTACGAGGTCGCATATGAGAGGACTATCGCCTCTTCGTGCTGCCTACAAGACATTAAGGATGAGTAACAACGCTGCGGATGCATCAGCAATGATGGCAGCTAATGGTGGTGCGAAGGGAGCAATAACTCCTAAACCACTTGGCACAGTTGTGCCATCGTTCACAATCGAACAAGCAAATATAATTAAGAGAGCGGTTAACGAGGACATCAATACAGTTGACAATAAGGGTAAGGTTGCGGTGTTGCAAACTCCGTGGGATTATCTTAACTTTGGATTATCGTCTGTTGACATGGAGCTTGTCAAGACAATGCAGATGAGTCTACATCAGTGGTGTAGGGTATTTGGATTACCTGCGGTACTATTTGACGTAGACACATCATCCTATAATAATTATCAGAACGCAATGCGCGATTTGATAACGAACACAATCATGCCGATGTGCTGCTCACTTAGAGATGAGTTGAACAAATGGCTTGTGCCGAGATATGGTGAGGATGTGTACATCGACTTTGACATTACTGCTCTTCCTGAGATGCAGCAAGACATGGAGAGGATGGTGCGCTCATTAAGAGATGCGAACTGGTTAACGATGGATGAGAAGCGTGTAGCGATGAATTATAGTGAGAAGGGTGGTGCATGGGATATGAGTTATATTAACCAAGGACTCGTGCCGATTGACCAAGCAATGATGGACTTAAGTATCGCTGATGATAACAGCAACGACAACGGACAAAGAGATATGGGGGATCGTGATGAAGAGATTTCCGAAGATCCCTACGGAAATGACGTGCCTGACGGAGCGAACAATGAGACGGCAGGTACGAGAGTCGTATAAAATAAGATTGACTGATGAACGCAACGCAGCGCAGCGACTATTGGTTGAAGGTGGAGAGACTGAGGAGGTCGCTTGATAGGAAATATAGTTCTTTGTTTTATGGTGTATTAAAAGGTGAGCTTGAGGCTTTTGCTAAAGATGTAAAGCGTATCGGACCACAAGCTGCGATGAGTAATCTCGGAGCAGTGGCTTGGGATGAGAAGCTAATGCCCATAATGAGAGATATGTATCGAGAGATTGGTGTTAAGTTTGGCAATGCAACATTTAGAGCGATAAGTGTCGATAGCAAGAAGGCTGCTGACCCGTATGGACTAAATGATGAGTTCTTAGATGAGCTAACATCATTTCTAATTCAATGGGGGTTCTATTTAGCTGCACTAATGACTAAAACTACTAAAGACAGACTAATACTACTTGTTACAAAGGCTCTAACGGATGGGTTGAGTAATGATGACATCATACTGCTCATTCTAAGCGATGCGCAGATGCGCTACGCTCGTTACAGAGCCACTATGATAGCAAGGACTGAGGTGATGAGAGCATCGAACAATGCATCTCTAAAAGGCGCACAGAAGCATCCATTCTTAGTAGATAAGGTTTGGATAGCAACAAGAGATGCGAGGACAAGACGGATACCTAAAGACTTCTACGACCATTGGAACATGGATGGGCAAACGGTTGAGTACGACCAACCATTCATAAGTGCCGATAAAGTCGGCAGACCAATAGTGGTAGATGCGCCAGGTGATCCGACTGCACCAAGAGGGTTTACAATTAATTGCAGATGTGCGGTGGCATTTATTCCACGCAGAGACGCAAATGGACAATTAATAATGAAATGATATGCCGATATACGCCTGTTCGAACGGAAAATTTAAACTGGGAAAAGATGGTGAGTGTATTTATACCACACGCGAGAATGCCAATGCGGCTTATAGAGCTTACTTGGCGGAGGAAGGAGAAAATGAATCTGAAAACGATAATGCAAAGAGTAAAAATATGATGTATAACTACAAGAGCCTCGGAATGGAGGTTAAAGATGTAGATGTCAAAGAAGGCATCGTTAGTGGTTATTTTAGTGCATTTGGTATGGTTGACTCCGATGGAGACATAATGATGCCAGGTGCGTTTAAAAGAAGTATCGCTGATTGGGGACCAAATGCTAAAGGTAGGATTAAGCATTTGCTTAACCACGACCCGTCTAAGCCATTAGGTAAACCAATAGAGCTTGAAGAGGATAATTATGGTTTAAAATATGTAAGTAAAATTGGCACACACTCTTTAGGTAAAGACTTTTTGAAGATGGTAGAAAGCGGACTGATTGCAGAGCATTCTATTGGGTTTAAAACATTAAGAGAGCAGAAGAGTGGTGATGCTAATCAGATACACGAAGTGATGCTATTTGAGGGATCATCTTTAACTGCGTGGGGAGCAAACGAGAACACTCCACTAATCGGTATGAAGAATATGACTACAATAGAAGATATACAAAGTCAAATTAAAGCATTCGAGAAGTTCATTCGTGATAGTGATGTTACGGATGAGACCATCGACCTATGTCTAATCAAAGTCAAACAACTTGCACAAGCACTTGAAATGATGAGTAGCACTGAGGCAGCTATTGCAGCACCTCCGCAGCAAAAAGAAGACAAAGTGGATGTAAGTTCATTTATTTCAATTATTAACAAAATCTAAATCACAATGAGCGATTTAAAATCATTCGAGACTGCCCTCGAAGCAAAATTGGCAGAACAAAAAGCTGAGGTAGCAAGTGTTACCGAGAAGGCTGCAAAGCAGTTCGATTCTAAGGTTGAGCAAATCAACGAGCAACTTGAGAAGTCTAACAAGACTATCGCTGAAGCAGTTGCTGAGGTGAAAGAAGCTAAGGCTGCTTTCGGTAAGCTATCTGCAAACGCTGAGCAAAAAGTTGCTAAGTCTTATGGCGAACACATCAACAACATCAAAGCTGAGATTGCTAATGGTGTTGAGAAAGGTTGGTCTGCAATCAAAGATGCAGCTCGTGGAAACGGTAAAGGTTTCACTTATGAGTTGAATGAGAAGGCAGTAGGTGTAATGCTTGAGTCAAGCAACCTAACTGGTTCTATCTACACTTCATATGTTGACAACGCTTACATGAGAAGTTATGTTAACCCACACCTAAGAAGCGTGTTTAACATCATCCCTGTATCAACTGGTTCTGTGTCTTTCCCAAGAGGTAACACTCCAGTAGGCGAAGGTTCTTTCGGTAAGCAAACTGAAGGTTCTGCTAAAGCACAATTGGATTACGATGTAACTATGGTTAACGTAGCGTTGTCTTTCATCGCTGGTTACGCTAAGGTTTCTCGTCAAATGATTGATGACCTTCCATTCCTTCAGGCTTACTTGCAATCTTCTTTGATTGAAGATTTCCAAAGAGCTGAGAACACATACTATTTGAACGCAATCGCTTCTTCTGCAACTGCAGGTTCTACTGCTGCTTCAGAGAAGGCTGAGAAGTTCATTGACTATGTTGCACAACTTAATAGCCTTAACTGGAACGCTAACCTTGCATTGACTACATATGCAGGTTGGGCATCTTTGTTGAAAACTAAGCCATCTGACTACTCTGTACCTGGTGGTGTTGTTATCGACAACAGTGGTAACGTAAGAATCGTTGGTATCCCTGTGGTTCCACATTCTCAAGTTACTGCCGACAAAATCTACTTGATGGATACAACTAAGTACGCTATTGCTCAGCAAAGCGGTCTTGCAGTTCGTTCTACCGAGTTTGATCAAGATGATTTCATTAAGAATCTTATCACCTTCCGTTGCGAAGCTCGTTGCGAACTTCTTCAGTTCCAACCTTCTGCTGCAATCTACGGTACGTTCTAACTATAATCGGGGAGGGAGAAATCTCTCCCCTTTATTTTATACTATATGCCATTTAGCTACGGGTACTTTAAGAAAGAATACGCAGAGCATTTATTTGAGAACTTTAGCATTGACATTGACATTCTTGATGTTGGTGCAGGTTGCGGAACGTATGGAGTGTTATTGAAACAAGATTTCAAAAACATTGATGCTATTGAGATTTATGAGCCATACAGAAAGCAATTTGATTTAGATAAAGTTTATAGGAGTGTATTTATAGGAGATGTAAAAGAGCTAAACCTATTCTTATACAATTACATTATTATGGGCGATGTGCTTGAGCATATGAGCGTAGAAGATGCCCAAGCATTACTTGAGAAGATACACCAAAATAATATTTATTGTATGGTAGCAATCCCATATAAGATGCCACAGGCTGATGTTGGAGGCAACAAGCATGAGAGGCATTTGCAAGATGATTTGACACACGAACTATTTTTAACGAGATATCCAACAATGCAACTTCTATTTATGAATGAGCATTACGGGTATTATGTAAACTATAACTATGAACATACTATTTAGCATTCATCTTTATCCTCCACAACACTTATGCCTCTTGGGGGTGGGCATTAAGTTGTTCACCCTCAAGAGGTAAAAAACTGCGGAGCAGAGATGATGGCGCATAGGATAATCAAACACTTACAATCCAAAGGGCATCACGTAAGGGTTTTATTACACCAAGCTAACCACTATAAGATTACAAATAATTATTGCTATGACGGAGTGGATGTATTCCCTCCAAACGCAAATGTGATAGATGGATTATTTAGATGGTGCAATGCAGTTTTTACGCATTTGGACTATACGAGATGGAGCATAGGCACATCAGCAATGTATAAAAAGCCATTATTCCATTTGATACACAATACTCACTTATACCCTGAGATACATAATGCAGAAACTTATCAACACATTGTGTACAATTCTAAGTGGGCAAAAGACAAATTGGGTTATAAATGGAGTAACTTTATACTCACACCACCTACCGATTTTAGGGATTTTGATATTGATGTAGATAGTGCTGATAATGAGTACATTACGCTTATCAATTTGAACGAAAATAAGGGTGGTAAGATATTTGAAGAGATAGCAAAAGCGATGCCTCACAAGAAGTTCTTAGGAGTACAAGGCTCTTATGACGATCAAATTAGGGGAAATATCCAAAATATTACTTATATTAACAAAACTACTAATATACTTGACGTATATAAACAGACCCGAATACTACTAATGCCGAGTGCTTATGAGAGTTGGGGTATGACTGCTACTGAGGCGATGTGCTGTGGCATACCAGTCATTAGCAGCGAGGCAGAAGGGTTAAAAGAGAATTGTGGCAAGGCAGGTATATTTATAAAGGACCGCAATGATATTAAAAGCTGGGTTAACGAGATTAATAAATTGGATGATGCCAAAGCGTACGCAGCAGCATCACGAAAAGTCAAAGCGAGAGGAAGAGAGCATGATCCGAGAAAAGCGCTTGATGAATTTGAGACCTGGTTCAGAGAAAATGTTAATAGATACAACAATTAAGTATGGCGATATATATAGACGGGATAACAGTGATTGCTGATGCGGTTGTTGAACCCGTGAGTCGCACCGATGCCAAAAATTGGATGCGCATAACAGATTATACTTCTGACGATACTTTGATTGATGAGCTTATCACATCTGCAAGGAAGCATCTTGAGAAGCTAACTGGCTTGTCATTGTGTAATAAAAAAATTAAGGCTAACGTAGAGCTTACAGGTGAAGTACCTGCGGTATGGATGGTTGATGTTCCTTACGGACCATTGGCTTGTGTGGATGAGATAAGATACAAGACGGGCATAAATAGTTGGGATGTGCTTGAGAATAATGTTGAGTACGAGAAAATCGGAGGCAAGTTGTGGTTCTATGCTGCTGGGTGTTATGAGATAACATACCAAGCGGGGTACGGAGACTTACCCGCTGACCTTGAGAACGACTTGCTTACGCTTGTCGCTTGGATGTATGAGAACAGAGGTAAGAGGTTCCAAAAGAGTGATGCAATAAAAGACTATCCTAATTGGGATGGACTTAATTATCATCAGTATAAAAAGGTTGTGATATAATGGCTAAAGCCAAAGTAAATATAAACCAATTAAATTCTGTGCTAAATAGCATTGACCAAGCATATATTACAAGACTTGATAAAATTGAGAAGCAATTTAAAAAGTCGATAGATAAGATGGCTAATGACGCTAAACGTGATGCGCCTATTGGAGTATTAGGACCACACCCAGGCAGACTTGCTGATAGTATATATTGGGAAGAAGTTGGCAAAGTATCATATCAATTAAGGGCAGATGCGCCTTATGCAGCTTATGTCGAGTTTGGTACTGGAGCAAATTTTAGTAAGTACCCTGGAAAGGATGCGTATTGGCAAGATATAGCAAGTAAGTTTAAAATTAATGGTCAAGGTAGAACACCTGCCCAACCATTTTTTTATCCAAACGTGAACAAGGAATTTAGTAAACTTATAACAAGAGTAGGAAAAATATTGTCACAGAATGCTTGATACCGCAAATAGTGTTAGGTCTATATATTTGTCCACTCTTAATGGGCATTTAACTTATGGTGGCAAGAACGTGCCAGTGTATGGACAGACACCATTTAGCACAACTCCTCAGATGTTTGTGATTATTGGCAACATAACGGAGGTAAGCGACAATACTAACCATTCATTTGGTAACGATGTGGAGGTGGTTATAGACATTTATAGTGAGCAGTATATGGTTTATGATAATAGTATTGTAGACAATATTGCTTCACAAATATTAAATTTGCTAATACCTACACCTAACGTGAATGGATTTAGCGATGCGAATTTTTTAGTTTATCCAACTGCAAGGACAAGTTCAAGATACTTGTCTGAGGTGGATGGGCAAAATTTCTTCGCAAGAAAAATAATAACAATAAGTAATTTAGTTAATCAAAAATAAAATAAAACAATGGCACAAATTTTAGGTTCTTTACAAAACATTGAAATTGATGTAGCTGGTGGCTCATCATACAAAAACCTTGTTTGCTTGAGGACATCTTCAGTTAATACAACTATGGATGCAACTACCGAGCAAACTAACTGCGGAGTTTTGACTTCTCCTTCAGAGCCTCAAATGTCTACCGACTTTGATGCAATCTGTGAGACTGCACCAACTGTTGCTCAAGTATCTTACGAAGATTTGTTGGCTGCAATGGTAAACAAAACTTTGGTTGCGGTAAGAGTTCAAAACCCAGTTGTTAGTGGTTCTTCAGCAGGTGCTGCTTATTACCACGCATTTAGCGGTTATATCACTGATCTTACTTTGAACCAATCATCTACTGAATTTATCAACTTCTCTGGTACTATCCAATCAAGTGGTGCTTTGGATGTTGTTGCTTAATATAAATTATGAACTATACTACTATTACTATTAACGACCAAAAGGTCGGACTTAAATTTGGGATGGCTTCGTTTAGATATGTAGCCGATAAACTAAAAGACGGAATTACTTTTGAGAATGGAGAGATAAATGAGATTGGCATTGCTCATCTTATTTATAGCGGTTATTACAATAACTGCCTTGTCAAAGGAGTATTACCCGAAATGACATTTGAGACTTTACTTGATTATATTGAGGCTAATATAATGAAACAAGATTTCATTGATGAGCTTAAAGAGATAATTAAAGTATGGGGCGAAAGCGACATGATTAAAAAGAATTTTGTAGCTTCCGACAATACTGAAGAGTCAGCAAAAAAAAAGAGTTCACGTGGGAGGAAATAGAAGCATTCGCTTTTGGTGAATTGTGTTTGCTTCCACGTGACTTCTACGACATGAGTCCAAGACATTTTTCTCTTATGATACAAGGTCACCAAGAGAAAAAAGTAGATACATATAAGCAGACAAGACTACTCATGTTTACAATGGTAAGGTTAATGGGTGATCCTAAAACCGCACCAAAGACACCAGAGGCTTTGTGGGAGCTGCCAGGTGATGAAGCTACTAAACCCACTGATGAAGAGTATAGAGAAGTCTTTAACAGATTAACAAAATGGCAGAAGGAATAAATGCATTAATATTACCTATTGGAGCTGATGCTACTCAGTTTCAGAAATCTATTAATGATGTAAAAGATAGAATCAAAGAATTATCTGCTACAATTAAAGCAACTCCATTTAATTTAGTTACACAAGGACAAAAAGATGAATTAGCTGGATTAATAACTACGTTAGATAAATTAAACGATTCCGTACAACAAACATCTGCACAATTTGAAAAATCAGTCGGTTCAACAAAAAGTGCAAGAACCGCATTAACATCATTATCATTAGTTGCCCAAGATGCTCCATTTGGATTTATTGCAATACAAAATAACTTACCTGCGGTTATTAGTTCATTTGGTGAATTATCAAAAGGTGCAGGTGGTTTAAAGGGTGCATTAAGCCAAATAGGTTCTGCACTTGTTGGACCAGCAGGATTGTTTTTAGCATTTAGTGCAGTTACAGGAGCAGTTACTTTTGCAATACAAAAATATGGGTCTTTAGGTGCTGCATTTAATGCGTTAACTGGCAATACAAATGAATTTACAGAAGCTATAAGAAAAGCTGATAAATCATTAGCTGAATATAATAAAAATGCAAGATTAAATATTGAACTAAGAAATGATGCAATAGGTTCAGTAGAAGATGAAATT